AGACGAAGAAGACGAAGAAGACGAAGAAGACGAAGATTTTGAAATTGGAGGATTGAATAAGAGTTATCTTGACTTATTAAAAGAATCTTATCAAGAAATAAATAAGTTGGAATTAGTTGAAGAAGGATCCGGAAGAGTGAAAACATTTAAAACAAAATTAGATCTATTAAAGTATAAATACACTACAATCTTTTATAGACATTTCAGTGATACAAATTTAAACAATGATAAGCTATTATGCTACTTAAAAAAGAATTGAATTTACTATAAATTTATTGATTAATCAAACTTAATCAATAAAATCGTTTTTTAAAAATAGTATAAAAAGTATAAAAAGTATAAATGTAATAATAAGTATAGAAATATAAAAATAAAATATATTAGAAAGTTATAATAAAAGTATAATATTACTTTTATTACTTTTTTACTATTTTTAAAAAAACACTTTAACTGATTAATTTTGATTAATCAATCTTGTTTACGATTTCTTAGCCCTCTTACAGTTTAATAAAATTGAATTTAATATCTTAAAGAAATGAATAATATAATAAATGCCGAAGACTCGTTTGATTCAGACAGATCACTTTTATATCTTACCTTGTGGTCGACGGTTTCAATCGATAATAAAAAATCCAAAGATACTTGAACTTCATAGAAAGGCTTGTCTGAAATGTAGTATATCTGAGATTAAAAACGGTAAAATGAAAGAGAACATTATGATCTAATCTTTTAATCATCCGTATAATTCAACCAAAGATCTTTCTCTGTCATAAGAGCTGGTGGATAGTTTTTTAAAACGCAACACCAACGACTCTTTGTCGCTCTGATTTTTTTCATCTGATTTTTATCTAACCCTAAGTACTCTGTAGTCATATATTTAAGACCCTTCCCAGACCCAGCGAAAGGAAAAAAAACAACTGAATGAGCTTCGTTGAATATTCGTCTAGTATCCTTACCGTTGGTAGTAAGATGATTGGTAATAAGACAAGAGGTATTAGTATGTCTTCCAATTTCTAAGATATTATTGAGAATAGAATAGACAGCTTCTCGAACTTTTTTATTAGAGATATTATCAATATCATCAAAGATAACAATTGAATCTTTGAACTCATCAATCGGTAGCATCTCTTCAACTAAATTTTGACCTACTAATATCCTTTGAATATCCAATTTCTCATCATCTAACGATTCGTCTTCATCTAAACTACTGAATAGATAAATTTGATTTTTTCGATAAAGCTTCTTATATTCTTTCAAGTATTTCTTGCAATAAGTACTTTTCCCCGACCCAGATGGCCCAGTGATATAGATAATCGACCTTTCAGTCTCGGGGTCAGGTGTCTGTTGAAAACATCCATCTGGTATATGAATCTTGTTAAACGATTTAGATAAATCGTCTTCGGTGTTTTCACCAGTAATAAAGACCTTTTTATGGTTATATCTTCCTCCTTGTATAACAGCAATCTGTTTGCCGATATTTTGAAAGTTGATACTCATTTATTAGTAATAATATATTTTTAGTAAATATATTATTTTTTCCTATTATAAATGAATCAGTTGAATTTAGATTTGCAATTTGGAAATATGAATGAAATATCTGTTTTAGAGATTATAAAAAAACATTTCAACGATGAGACGATTAAAAAAGTAGAGAAAAAATATTCAGTTTTTGATTTTGAAGGTAAAAATTCAAGATACGAACTAAAATCGAGAAGATGCGAATCGAAAACGTATCTGGATACGATGGTAGGTGTAAATAAATTAGAATCGGTAGGAGATAATTTTATATTTTTATTTAAGTTTACAGATGGTCTGTTTTATATTAAATATGAAAAAGAGATATTTGACAAGTTTAGAAGGGGTAAAGGAGGCAGATATGACAGAGGAAGACCAGAGATAAAAGATTATCTATTCATCCCTAAAGAAAGGTTGACAAAGATAGAACCTCCGGTTCCCTCCTTTGTTTAACAAGGTAAAACCGTTATAGAAGGATCAAGAGCTACAAAATCATTTCGCCAGTAGATTGTGTAAACACTAGTGTCAGCTACATTTGTAGAGTTTACATTCAAACTATATGTAGATGCTTGAACGGGGGGAGTTGCACTCGAAGAGATCATACATCGAACAGACCCGACAGTACCTCCAGTTGTTTTACGAACACATCCGATAAATTGAGAAGACGGTAAAAGTGCAGAACTGAATCGAGCATCAGTAATAGCTACAGCCACATTACCTGCAACTAACGTAACGTCCGCAGAATAGATTTGAGCAACACGAACACCAGATTCTTGATTAGACATTTATTATTAGAGATAATAATAAATTAATTTTTTTTTTTTACTTGAGGTGTTGAGAAAGACGTCCACCAGCTCGGCCATACCCCAAGGCGTTTGCCAAATCAACAGCTTTTTTGCCGTATTCTCCGCCTTGATCTTTTAAGATTTGCTTGACTTGAGGGATAAGCATTTTGACCAAAGGGTTGCTCATTGCAGATTTGATTTTGTCCAAGAAAGACCCACCAACCATTCGAGTTAAAGAAGACGACGAAATGCCAGGCTGACTGGAAGCATCGAGACAATCTTGTTTGGTCAATAGACCAGTATACACCGCCGAAGTTCCTTTTTCGCAAACAAAGATACCGCTGTTAAGGGTGATTAAAACCAATTCGAGTTGTTGATTGGCATAATTATTAGGAGTTTGATTGTAACAAGAAACGTTTACTTGAAGATTAAAGTTACCTAAAGAACCCGAACTATAAAACGATTCCGTAAGCTGAATATCTTTGCCAAATTCTAATACTAATAAAGAACCAGACATAGCTTGTTTACGTCCAGCAAAATTAGCAGGTCCTCCAGGGCAATTACTATAACCAGAAAATTCCAACCAAGACTGATTAGACCCATTTTCAGCAGAATAACGCCATAAGTCTTGTTGAGTAGCACTTGCGAGAATACCAGATTGGTTGTTAAAGTTAATAGATACAGCGGAAAGGGATAAAAAACAGTCAGGATCAGTTGGGACTTGAGAACCCATAGGTTTTCGTACTTGAATGATTAATTTATCTGGAATTTGATTCAATTGAATATTGTTCGATCGAAGTTGAAATGCACTGCTAACAACTTGAGAAGCTGTTGCACTAGAAGATGAAACTTGAGAGATATAACGAGGCAATTCATAAAATGGAACGCAATTTTTCGAAGGCATTAAATCGTCAGGGTGAGGGGTCAAAAAGTTGAACACCAATTGACAGTTACTGACAGATTGAATAGACGGTAAAGTAGTCGTTGATACATAACTTCCGTTAGCCCCAATATTTTGACCAGCAGATCGCCATACTCGAGATCCATCGCCAAAGTTGAAGACGTAATTCAAATTTTGAATACCGTAAATAGCTTGACAGTTTGATTTAGGATCGGCAAAAATCCAAGGCGATAACAATAGAGGCTCAGCTACTGAAAATTGAACATAAAAAGCAGTTCCTTGAGCAATTCCGCCAGCATTTGTGAGAGGAGTGGTGGCGGTGGAATCTGAAAAGATACCATCCAAAACCCAAGAGCCTCTTTGACACAAGTCATTGTCAGCTGAATTACCCCAAGAACCAAGGGGGTTCATAAGAGTTCCAACAGCTCCAGAGTATTCACCCACGGTATCAAAAGCAACTGGAGTAGTCCCGTTGTATCTTTGTAATTCTCTGGAATCGTTAAAACGAAGCAAAGCGGGAAGAACATCTCGGATGTTGATTGAAACTGAATTATTGTTAATGGTAGAGGTCATTACAGAGCATAATTGATGAAGAGGAAAAGGGGATAAAGCATCAGCAACACCGTAGTTTAAAGGAGACTGACCGAGAGGGACAGCTACAGAAGTAGTTAGTTTTAGAACGATTGTAGCTCTCCAGAGAACTCTGCGGTCAATTAGTGTTTGTTCCGAAGGCACCTGAATGTTGAAAACAACGTTACTACTGGATGCCGTAATAGCGTTGTAGGTTGATGAGGTCATATTCTGGCCTCCCCTCTGAACAGCGTAACTGATTTGATCTGAAACCATCAAACTGGGATCTTTCACTAACACTTTATGAAAATCATTAGACATTTATATATAGGATAAAAAATATTTTTTTTTATTTTACAAATTGGTTTACATTCCATTTTTTTTACATTCCAAAAAGTTTTCCTGAGGCATAGTCACGCCTACGAAACATAACTTTCATACTAGCAGAACAACCAGGGCCTAATAGTAAAGGATGCAATATACCAAAAGTGTCTTTCCAAAATACAGATACTTCAAATCGACTCAAAGGACTGTCTCCGTATAAATCGATCAAACGATATTCTCCAGCTGGGGTATACTGAATATCAGGCAAATATCGATTTAGAGCTGATAAAGGGACCTGAAAATCAGTTATAATAGGACTGATATTACTGTTATTACCGTTACTACTTGAGAGACCGGCTTGATTTAAACTAGGTAAACCTACATTCTCGTTGACTACAGGTAACAAACCCGAAGTAAAAACGATAGACTCGACAGGATTTAGTAGAGACGCTGTAGAACCTTCTTGATAGGATTGTAAAGCATTCCAAGTAGGAGTAGCGGGAACTACATATACATTCGAAAATGTATTATTTTCAACCGTCAATAGGAAGTTTTTTCCTAAATTAGTATTATAACCAGAGGCAGAGAAAGTCCATTGAAAATTTGAGTATAGAGAATATAAGGCCGAATTGAAATAAATTCTAATGGGGCTTGCTAAACTTTGGTTATAACCTAAGATATCTGAATTTATTGTCATCAATAGACTGTAAGGATCGAATTGGCAAAATGGAGGCTTATTTGAAGGCAGAGTTCCCCCAGCAGAAACAACTAGAGCGTTCAACCCAGCGTGTGCTGAAATGAAGGCATTATTTATCATTCCAACCCATTGTTGATAACTATAAACATAGTAATATTGACTTGTAATAGTAGATAATGAAAGAGAGGCTGGAGCAGGTTCAACAAGATCGTAATTGATATAGGATATATACTGCTGAAAATCGTAGACAACTCCTAAGTAAGTATAGCTCAATGTAATACTATATGCTGTTTTGTTAACATCAGATTGACCTAACAGCATTTGAGGGATAAATACGGGTAAAGTTGGCGTCTGTACTTGAAAGCGGACAACAGACATAAAATAATTACTGGGACAATCTAAAAAAGGACTATTACGAGTCTCTTGGTAGGTGAAATTTACCGGTGCCGTATTTGGAGCTCCAGTGTTGTTATTTATCATTTGAAGATCATAATAGATATGAAACGGCTGACTCGTTGAGTATTTATTATGGATCTGGATACTCAT